TTGATTTTCGATGTACCTTTTAAATCTAACAGGCTTTTCAAAAATCGCGTTTCTTCCTTCTGCCGCTTCTGCATCTCTATCCTTCTTTGCTCTAAAGCTTTCTTTCTCTCATCACAAAATACTTTCCAATCATTGCGCTCTACTCTCATCGCCATATATGCTTCTCTGGATAAGTTTCCATCCTTATACTGCATAAATGCCTCTGCGAATTTTTCGGCCTGTCGCTCTGCTTCGACATTCATTCTCTTTATCTCATTTTCAATCTGCACAATTTTCGCTTGAAAAGCTGTTTTGCTCATGGCAACCATATTCTTTTTCTGTAATCCCGATAGTTGAAACTGCCTGTTCAATTCTGCATGAACAATGCTCTGTATCTTATCTTCGGAAACGCTTTTATAGTTGCACTTTCTTTCGTCCTGATACCGTGACGCACCGCAGAAATAGAAAACACTGCCATTCGACCTGCTTGTACTCATTTTCCGTCCGCATTCTCCACAATAAAATACATTGTAAAAGGCTCTTTCATCTTTTTTCCAGCCAACTACAGTTCTTGCTTCCTGACCTGCCTTTAACCTTTCCTGCGCCTTTTCAAATAATTCCCGACTGATAATGGGAGCATGTGCAGCAGGCGTAATAATCCATTCCCTTTCATCCAGTACCTCGCATCCCTTTTCACCTTTTTGAAATCTGGATTCATATTTTCGCTGAACCAGATCTCCATAGTAATTATTCCGATTTAACACTGCCCGTATAGAGGAATTCCCCCACTGGTGCAGCTTTTCACCTTCTTGGCAATATACATGATGATACTGGTCATAATCAGAAATCCGATGCACCCCCTCTTTATACAATTCATCAATGATATGCTGAATCTTCTTACCTGCTGCATATTCTTCAAAAATTCTCTGAACAATCTTCGCCGCTTCCGGTTCTATGAGCAGTGTGTACTTTCCATCCACTTTCTTACAACGATACCCGTACGGAGCTTTGCTCCCAACGTACTCTCCGTTTTTCTGCACAATACGTTTGGCCGCCCGCTCCTTTGCCGAAATATCTTTTGCGTAGGCATCATTTACCAGATTTTTAATATTCATGGTCAGATCCTGATTTTCTGAATCTGGTGCAAATGAATCATACTGATCGCATACGGAAATAAAGCGCACTTTCATAAACGGCAGTATTTTTTCCAGATAATTTCCTGTTTCGATATAGTTTCTCCCAAATCTAGAAAAGTCCTTTACCAGAATGCAATTTACTTTTCTTTCCCTGATGTCCTTCATCATCCGCTCAAAGCCCGGTCTTTCAAAATTTGTCCCAGTTTTCCCAATGTCCGAATAAATATCATACAGAGCCAGTTCATATTCTTTGTCCGCTTTTGCATTATGGGTCTGAATAAATTCCTTTATCAAAGCCACCTGTGTTTCAATGGATTCCACCTTTTTTTCATTCTTATCTACTGATAATCTGGCGTAGATCGCCGCCCTGTATACTGGAATTTGTGCCGATTTCCTCTCTACTAATTTCTTATACCTTTGCGCTGTCCTTCCCATTTATCCCACCTCTTTTCCGCATTCTGTCTGCTGTATTTCATAAAATTGTTTTATGATTTTCAGCTTTTCGATCATGTCTTCATAGCGGAGATGGATTTCCAACCGCTTGTTTTCATAAATATAGATTTTATCTACTGTTAATGCCAGCAGGATTCGATCTAGCTCTTTGATTTCCAGTGATTTTTTCCAATCTTCCAACTGAATGGCTGCAGACACTCCATTTTCAAACATCTGCTTTACCAGTTCTTTTTGCTTCTCGATCCTCCCGTTCAGCTCTTCACACTTTTTTCCATAGCTTTCCCGAAATTCATCAAACTCCTCTCTGCTAAGCAATCCGTCTTTTAAATCATCATAGAGCGACGCCCTCAATCCGTAATATCTACTGTATTCCGACTGCAATTTAGCTATCTGCGCATCATAACGAACGACCTGCTCATAATCTATTTTCATTTTCTGAAGTTCATCCATTATCCTTTCATAATCCGCAAAAAGTGCCGTATACGTCTGAATTTCTTTCAGCACGATTTTCTTTAACACTTCTTCTGAAACACTATGCCTAGTACAAGCTCCGCCCTTGTTCTTGCTCTGGCAGATATAAAATGCTTTTTCTCTGTCCTTATACCGATTTACTCTACGTATCATCGGCGTCCCGCAGTCTCCACAAAAGACAAAGCCGGAGAAAAAACTCGCATGCTCTGCTGTTTTCGACGCTCTTCCGTCATATTGCAATAGCTTCTGTACCACTTCAAACTCGCTCTGTTTTATAATGGCCGGATGTGTATCTTTCACTCTGACCCACTCTGTCTCTGGTTTATTCAATCGTTTCTTTACTTTATAACTGATTCGTTCCTGTCTACCCTGTACCAGATTTCCGATATAAACCTCATTGGTCAGGATACGTTTAATCTGAACTGCAGACCATTTCGGCGTATCTGTCCCCCTAAAGCCAGAATTATAATTTTCTCCGTTCGCCTTTTTATACGCCTTGGGTGACAGAACCTGCCGTTCATTCAATTTTTCCGCTATGGCTCCGAGGCTGAAGCCTTCCATTTTCCAGGCAAATATTTTTCTTACAACATCTGCTGCCTCAGCGTCCACCACAAGACGATTTTTATTTTCTGAATCCTTGCGATACCCATAGGGCGCAAAGGCTCCGATAAACTCTCCTTTTTCCCGTTTGATTTTCTGATGACTGCGTACCTTGCCGGAAATATCTCTGCAATAGCTTTCATTTAAAAAATTTTTCACCGGA